GTATTTGGGTGGTTTCTCGAGCTGTTCAGCGAGACCCTCCATGATCAAAAGATTGACGAGATCACGGTATCAAATATTTTTAATGCCCTCGCAGCTGGATTGGCTGGTTGGGAAGAAAGAGTTCAGAAGAGTCTAAAAGGTTTATCCAGTAAAGCTTTGGATAAGGCCGATAACCCATTTATTCGAGAATTTAAAGAAAAACTAAAAGCATCCATATGTGAGGAGCCTGAAAATGTATAATGCGAAAAGTTTCAAAAAGGATCTGGTACAAGCCGATGTGCTTGACGGTGATTCAACTGAAGAAGAAGTAGAGGCCGTATCTGAAGCGTGGTTGAAGGATGCTTTAAAGTTCGTCAATAAGATCAAAGGTTCAGAGGTGGATTGGTCTGAAGTCTACGCGGGTGGATCTCCATTCGTTATTGACTTCACCGTTCCCGAATCTGAGGAGATTATCAATCTCTCCGTGGAACCTGAGATAGGAATGGACATCTTTGGTGGTGGGAATCGTGACTTTAGAGGTCCAGCCAAGACTTCCAAGGACGTGATAAAGAACCTCCAAAAATTCCTCAAAGGCGTCAACTAAAAAGAGGCTACGCGAGAGGGTTGGATAATGTACAACGCGATCAATTTTAAAAGAGACATAGACTCTACTCTGGCTGCCAGGGAAGAAATGGATTCTGATTTACCCCAATCCGTTAATGATTTGTTAGTGGGTGAGTATCCTAAGAGATCCCCAGGATTCTGGGATGCTGATCCCGGTGACGGAAGTAATGACGTTCCAGATAAAAATATCTCCAGGTGGGCTCAAAAGGTCATCGCGAAATTGTTTGATGGATTGATGAAGGAAGAGTGGGAGAATACCCCTGAAGATGAAAGACCCGATGACTACAGAGACATCGATCCTTTGAACATTTTCGAAACTGTTTTAGATGACGGTGGGGCCGGAATCGATATTTCTCTGGAAAAAATGAAGGCCGGTGACATGATGATCGGCGACGAGGTGAAAAAGTTCAAAATCGACGGTGTTGATGTCTGGGCCAGAGCCGGTATAGACGCAGTATAATCCAAATTCATATAAGATAAGTTGAAGATGAATGTCACTTGCTACTCAAGCCAAACGATACTCAAAGTCCAAGACGGATTATGATATAATCCAATTTGCTCAATTGAAGCAAGGTCTTGGACTTTCGCTGTTTCCTTCTCAGAGATTTGCCCTCCGAGTTTTAGAAAAATTACCACTGGATAATAAAAGACGCGATCTTGAGATCCGCGACAGATTTAATCAACACGTAGTATCCACGTTCACTGAAGCCGAATTTTATGAATATATGCTGGACGAGGGTAGGATCTCATTACCGTATGAGGATTACTGCGAAAACGAAACCACCCAGGTCCTCCTTGCGATCGGGCGTCGTGGTACCAAATCAACAACGATTTCTGTATACATCGCGTATAAGCTGTATCAACTCCTGAATATCTCTCACCCACAGGATTACTTTGGAATCCTGCCTAATGATGCCATGAATGTCACCATGACAGCTCTGGGCCAGGATAATGCCAACCGCCTATTTGGTAAGTTTATAGGTATTATTAAGCCGGCGCCATTTTTCAAACCCTTTCTAAAAGAGAATCCAACTGGTAATGTTTTAAAGATCTGGACGGAGTATGATCTCAAGCATCTAAAGGAAAAGACGCCCGGGGCGCATACCAACTCAATCAACATCTACGCCCTACCGAACTCCCCTGGTGTCCGTGGTGAGAATAACATTTTCGTGGTCATGGACGAGTTCGCACACTTTAACTCATCGGCTAAATCTACCAAGGACAAGCCTCTGGACGAGAGAATTTATGACGCCCTGGTACCATCCGTATCTGGTTTCACATATCCGGACGGTACTCCCTATGGCAAGACTTTGATGTTCTCCTCTCCGAATAACAAGGTCGGAAAATTCTTTGATGAGTATACCAATGCCTTTGAACTGGGAGTGAAATCATACTGTCTCGCTATCAAGGCTCCGACTTGGTTCATGAATCCAATCGTGGCGCCAGCGTACCTAAAGGGTGAGTGGGCGAAGAACCCACAAGGGTACAACAAGGAATATGGGGCGGAATTTACAGAGGGTGGTACCAGCTGGTTGTCTGAAATGGGCCTATTCTATAGGGCTGTGGACATCACACTAAATCCAAAAGCCCCGCGTGGTAGGATAGATCGAAGATATTTCTTAGGGATTGACTTTGCTTTATCCAACGATGGTACCTCGGCCGCGATTTGTCACTGGGAACCGGACTTTGAGGAGCACTATGAATCCTTCACCCGGGAGGCTATGGTCTATGATGAAAATTTGGCGGCTGAATTTGAAGGCCTCGACGGTCCTCTTGTATCTGGTAAATTTGTAATCGATTACGCGGAAGTAAGATATGCTGGAAAACCTCCCTGGGAGAACCATAAAGTCCTTATGATAGACGAAGTACTCGATTGGATTGAGGACCTTACCAGGAAATGGCCGATTCAGTACGGGATCTACGATCAATGGTCTGGCGAAATCATTCAACAGATGGTTAAAGCTAAGGGCATCAAACGTTTAGAGATGATCAAGCATGGAGTCGCGATAAACGATTCTCAGTATAAAGCCTTTTCATTGCTATTGCATCAGAAGCAATTAAAGATCCCGAATGATAAACAGCTGCTGAAAGAACTTTTATCGCTACAGGTTCATGACAGGGGTCACGGGCAGATTAAAGTGGAATGTCCAGCTGGCGGTAATATGCATGATGATTTGTTCGATGCAATAATCCGGGCTCTATATTTGTGTCATGGCTATGTAAATAAGAATAAAATTATAGCTGGTTATGTGCCAGGTCTATTTCATAAGAAGAGCTTAATTAACAGATCCGCAAGTCTAAATAATATAAGGAACCCTCGGGTTTTTCAAAAGCTCCAGCAAAAATATCATGGAGGTCCTGGGATGCGAACTGTAAAACCAAGCACCAGAAGGATAGGTTATCATGGCGGAAGATAAAACAAAACTTACTAAGGAACAAATCCAAGCTCAGAAGAGCAGAACCCAAAGAAAACTTTCATCTCTCAAGTTAAAAGATCGAAAGTTTGAGGCGTCTGTCATATCTGATCCCATAACTCAAGAGATACCGAAACTATTGAAGAAGGGCACCCTTCCCACTGCTAAGAAAGGTACTCCTGGACACGGGAAAGCTCTATCCATAGTCGACGGTAAGAAGAAAGAGGCCATTAGTCTCAGCATGATGTCCCGGTACATGTCAAATGTAGGCATGGACTCGGATCATGATGACTTCGATCTACTGGATTTGTTCGCACAACAGATCATCGACCTACTCATAAACCAGGTTTATGTATTCGCTAATTTGACCAAACACGAGAAGTTCATTCTTTTCAGGTTCTTTTATAAGACTAATCCAATTCTGGGTCGAATTATCGACTTGCATACTGAGCTGCCAATTTCCAAACTCAGACTCCAGGCTCCAAAGAATTGCCCCGAGATCGTCAAGGACTATGTACTCCAGTTCTATGAAAAGATTTTCGAGCGTTTGAACATCAACGAGAAGATTCGTGAAATGGTCCTTCAATATTGGGTCTATGGTGAGGCATACTCTGTGGTAGAGGACCTTTATAAGGGGGATCGGAAGCTGCAGGATCTGAATACTGTTGAGGAATCCCTGTGGGCATATGAGGAAGAGGATCAAAAGTTCATCGATGAAGTTGAAGAATCTTATCGTGAAGATCCAGAAAGCGTTGGTATCTCCGACAGGATTAAGTATCTGAATACAAAATTCAAACACTTTTTCACTCCGGACTACACTGGACCGGACAAGATAAAGACTGTCAAGTTTTACGATATCAACGAATACTTCTCCAATGAGGACATCGATTTTGAAGCGATTGATCTCGAATTAAGCGAAGGTCTAAAGACACTCCTGAATGAGGAAGGTCTGACCGAAGAGGAGCTGATCGAACTCGGTTATTCCGAAGGGATGATTAATATCGTTTCAGATGCCGAGGAATCTACCCATGTAACGATCGACAATGATACGCTTTCCGGGTTGCCTTTCATTCTTGCTTTCAAGCGCTTTGAAAGTAATTCAATTTTAAATAGAGTCGTGGATGCATGTCTTGAGTGGTATACCGCCAAGAAAGCAATGAAGGCCAAGATCATGACCCTGGGTAAGATTGGACGTATCGTAACCAGTGATGATCTCGCAGAGGATCAAGTAAATTATCTCCGATCAGAAGTCGAGCATATGATGGAGGACCCAAATCATGCCATAGTCGCTAACTTTCCAATTAACTGGGAAGAGGTCAACTCCTTTATCAAGGATGAGCTTGACAATTTGATCGATGCAACGGAAAAGATTACTGAGGAAATCGCCCTGGGTCTCGGAGTTCCTGACTCCCTCATGACTGGGGATTCTCAATACTCCGGCGATAACATAAAGGTTGAGATCCTAAATACACAGTATTTTGCCTTTAAGACGAAGATCCAGAACCTGGTCGAGGATGGCTTCCTGAAACCTATCGCTCTTCGAAAGGGACTGGTTTCCATCGACGGGTGGGGCGCACCAATTCTCATCTATCCTAAGCTCACTTTCGGTCTGATAAATCTAAGAGCCGACGAGTATTTCGATATCCTGTTCTCACTTTATCAGAAGGGATCCATGCCAGTATCGGTTATCTATGATCTCTTGAATCTTGATACGCATGACATAGAACATGCTCTACTGGAAGACATGTTCACAATCCGTAATGACCAGATGAATGAAATCCTCCGGGACCTGTTCTCGAATGCCGCGGATGAAATCTTCGAGGAAACAGATGTGGTCGACAGAATTATCGAAGGTCTTGCTCTCAAGAAAAAGGAAGACGGTGAAGAGGCCAGCAGTGACTCTGGTGTAATTCAAAAGAAAGAATTTTAATGAAAAAGTCGGAAGAACAAATACACACTCATCCCAAGAAAGCGCCACCCAGGCACGATCTGAGAAAGATCCGCACACTCCCGGATCCGGATCTAAACGATGCTGATCCTGATTTAGTTAAGGCCTTAGTCGAGGATGACTTCAATGAGCTGAAAGAAAGGGAGCTCGATAAAAGAGATGACATCCTATCAGAACTCCCTACTCCCAACCCGAAGGAACTCAAGCAAGGCCAGATATAAATCCCTCCACCTAATACGAACCTAATAAATAAAGACTAATAGTTTTCATATTAACGTCTTTTACCCACTTGAGGTATTCTCAATGCATTTCAGTAATTTAAGGGTTTTATCAAAACATGTAAAGAAGTCAGCGGTCATTGGAGAGCGGAAACAAGGTGGGAAATCTCTATATAAGGTAGCTTTATCTTCCAACGATTTTGTATTCTCCCAGAGCACAATTAACTCTTCTGTGTGTACCGAGGACAACTCGCATCTGATTCGACCTATTTCAATCAAGTTCGTAAATACGAATGGTGATGCTTGGTCAAATGATTCCCTAAAGAGCAATTACCGATCATTCATCGGCGCCTACAATTTTGTCAATCACGTTCAAGACCACGATAAATCAGTTGGGTTCATCGCCGACGCTGCCCTCCGCAGGATCATTTTAAGTCGCGAAGAGAATGCATCCGTATACTACACTGATATCCTGGTTGCAACCCACAGGGATTATTCGGACGTGGTTTCAAAGGTTCTATCGAATGAGATCGAGTTCATGAGCATGGGATGTGAAGCTTTCAAGTCTCAATGTTCTAAATGTGGTGAAGTCTTCACAGAGGAAGGAAATCTTTGTGACCATCTAACTTTCGAAAAAGGAAAGACGTACATCGATGGGAATGGTAAGAGACGAATCGTGGCTGAACTTTTAGGGAACGCTGAGGATGGTTCCGTAGAGTTCATCGAAGCAAGTTGGTTGACTCAGATTCCAGCATTTGGTGGGGCATGCAGAAGGCACTCTTTAGCCATCCCTGATGGAACGGATGTTGAGATTGAATTTCCTGAAGAGGTTTTGAGTAAACCCGCAATGGAACGATTTATCTCCAACTAACCCCTCAATGGTAATGTTAAATAGCTAATGTTGATAGTCTTGTAATCACAATTTCTCAATGAAAATTAATCTAATCCCCTATTTAGGTCTATGTTAAAGATCTAATACTCATAGGGATGTAACCACAAATTCTAAAGGAGTAAGCTCATGGCCATTAAAAGGTTTTCTGACATGAAAAAAGATGCCGATCCGAAGCAGCGAAAGGCGTCCCTGGTTAAGAAAATTGCCACTTCTGCGAAGAAGATTGACCAATCTATCGCAAGTACAGAAGTGACGATTAATAAGGCTCATGCAGCTTTCGAAGACGCGAAAAGAGTGTTTACTCCTGTGCAGGTCCAGAAAGCTATCAAGGCTTTCCAGAGAATGGGTAAGACCATTGCCATTCAAATCAAAACGACCTCCGATGCTCTTCGAACTGCAGTCCGTGCCGACATTCCAAACGATAAACTCATCGCCCAACTTGAAGATCTCCATGCACTGAAAGGCAAACTCAGCGCGCTGTATGCCCAGGCCTCCGCGTCTTTGGACGTTGGACTTGAAGAAGAAGACCTGGATGAAGAATTCGTCGAATTGGATGAATCTGGCTTTATTGTAGATTCTGAAGATCCTGTCGAAGAGATCGTCGAGGAAGAGCCCATGGTTGATGAAGAAGCCACAGAGGCTGCTGAAATCTTACCGGAAGCTACTGTTGAGACAACTGCAGAGGAAAGTGATCTTGAAAAAGATAACGACTCTGGTTTCGACATGACAACCGACAAAGAACAATCAGGTGAGACTCACAATGATAACCCAGTTGATCGCGCCGAAAATGCCGCCCCAGGTGAATCCGAAGAAGCTGATCCTCCAGCCCGTTCTTTAGAGGGAGCAGAGGAAACTGCAGAGACCGACGCAGAAGCAACCGAGGAAGCAACTGAGGAAGCAACCGAGACTGCCGAAACAGCTGAGATTGCTGAGGAAGCAACCGAGATTGCTGAGGAAGCAACAGAGACTGCCGAAACCGCTGAGATCGTCGATGACGAAGTTGTCGAGGAACTCATCGAGGAAGACCTCGAAGATCTCGAGACAGTGGTTGAGGATGAAGAATTAGTACCTGAGGAAATCGAAATTGAGATGGAAGAGAATGGAATCGATGAAGCTCTGGCAGACGAAATCCTGAGCGAAGGCGATGACTTCATGGACATCGAAGATGACCTCGGTGATGAGATTGAAGCAACCGCGTCCCTCAAGGACAAAAAGATTGCCTCATCCAAGAAAACAGCTGGCAACTCCGGACTACAAGAGGACGGTCTCCTGACCTCCTTAATGGAACAGGAGATGGCCCTGTAAGAACCGTCCTCACTAAGTAAGCTTTATAAGGACACTACTTTTAATTTAACTCAATAAGGAGATTGGACAATGCTACAAATTTTGCACAAAGGTATCCAAGCCAATCTGGATCTGGACACCTCCACCTTCACAGGTGTTCTCGAAGATGATCTTCAGCTCGCTTATGTCACCGATATGATCGCTGGTCGCCTTGTAGGTCTGGACGACACTGGTCTGATGCAGCTTGCTGATGGTCTTACCGCCAATAAGCCACACGCAATTGGTTTTTTGATCAATGATGTGGGCGGATACTTCTTCGAAAACAAACCGGCAATGGCCTCACTCAAAGCGTCTGTAACGTTCGGCAATTGCGTGGTCATCACTGACCAAATCGATGTCGACATCGTCGCGGGTGATTTACTTTATGCAGCGACAGGCGTAGGTAACGTTGGTCTCGTGACAAACGCGCCCGGCGCAGGTTCTGACGTGATAGGAATCGCAGCCAATTCAGCACTCGTCGCTACTTCACCTGAGCTGACAATCTACGTAAAATAATAGCTGACTGATTCAGCTTTATTTGACCTGATTGCACAAAACTCTACCTAATAAGGAGATTTGAACCATGAGAAAAAGAATTACCGCAGCTCAGAAGCACACATTGATGACCAAACTTCTCGGATCTGTGAAGGGCCGTCGTCGAATTGCTGCGAGCATCCAAGAACCATTACGTCGCCTGAGAGATTATGTGGCCGTCGGCCGCAAGGCTCTCTTCGTTGACGAGCTTCCAGACGGAACGCTTCCGATATACGATACGGACATTGACACCCCTTCCTACGTTGTAGGTGAGGAAGGTGACTCCATCCAAACCGTTGTGAAGTCCGCCCGCTTGCTCGTTCCTTTGTTCGAACTGGCTTCCTATCCGAAGGTGCCTTTTACCCAGGTTAAAGAACGCCGTTTCGACATCGTCCGCCGCATCAAGCAAAAGGCCAAAGATGAACTTTTCCGCAAGGAAGATAATATCATCTTCGCAACCCTCAAGACCGCTGGTGATGCCAATGTTTCCAATCCGGCCATCGCAGTGACCAACGGTGTGGATTTCGACATGACCACAATCGTTGATGCCTTCGCAGGCGTTGAGCAACACGGCCTCCGCGTTGACAAGATCTTTATGAATCCTTTCGAGTACAAGATCTTCCGTAACGCCGGACGTGAATACGTTGACTTCGAGACTCAGCGTGAATTACTCCGCACTGGTTTCATGGGTACCGTTTACGGCGCCGCGATTTACCAGTCAGTGGAAGTTCCGCAGGGTACGTTCTGGTGCGTCACAGAGCCTGAGTACCTCGGCGTGATGCC